ATGCTTAAGTTTGCGTAAGTCTGCAATAACAACAATGTTTGCAGATTCTCGCTGTAGCACTGGAGCCTGAGCAACAACAACTTGACCGTTCTCCATGTAGGAAACAAAGCCTTGGTCATTATGCTTCTTGATTGCGCTCGCACGGCGAGCATCAAAGACTGCATAGAGTGTATCTAGTTGCTGCTTATCGTAATTAGGAAAGAGTGTTTCCATTGCATCACGCTCAGCACGCTTAATAGTATTTAAACGCTCACCTGGTGTAACCCCTGCAAGATATTCATCTGCATAGGCTGCAGCCTTAGAGCCAAAGTTGCCTCTTGAAAGAAGGTTAGCCTCACGCAAGAAAGCATTAAACTCTACATAGGAGTCACCATCATTTACATTGAACGCACCACTTGGCAGTTCCTTTGAAAGATAATTAACAACCTTAATAATTGGGTGCATTGAAGATGCTTGGAAGATAGCAGAGTCTGCTTCTGCAAATGTTTCACGGGCTTGCTTAGATGACTTTGCAGCCAACTTGCCTTCCCATGGTCCACGGCTAAATCCATACTTAAGTTGTCCACCAGTTGATACAGTCTCAAGTGCTGCACGATAACGGAAATCTTCTTCTGCAAGTGACTTAACATGCACACCTAGTGCGCTATTGTAAGGTTCAGATACAAGTATGTCGCCATCTAACTTACCTTCAAGTGCTTGGCGATGTGGATGTGGAACATCCTGCGCCGCATCAAGTGCAAGTGCTACATTGGGGTCAGCCTCAGCACGCTTAGCAAGTGCTGTTGTGTCTTTAAGCATAACTGCACGGAAGGTATCAATTACTTCTTCATCCGTATTAGCCCTACCAAAGATATAAGCCATGGCATCTGGGTTAGTTACGCGCTTCTTTTTCCAGTAAGCGTACTGTGTTTTAGCATCGCTTTCTGCAAGAAACTTAATATCTGCTACTGCTCCACCCTTACCATCAAGGGCTTTAGTAAGCAATCCATCCAAACGGTCATTGGTCATAGCGAACTTACCAAAGACTGCACGGGCTGTACGCCCATTGATGTTCTCAAGCATTGGTGCTTTGGCTGCAATTACTGCGCCTTTGCCCAAGAAACCTGTAAATGTCAGTGGGTCAATGATAGTAGAGGCAACAACATCCTGGATACCAGAGATGAACTTACCTGTGTACTGGTCATTAAAAGCAATTTCTCTATCTTCTGCGTTGAATAAATCAAAGCCAGATGATAGGAATCTAAAGTTATTATCAGTCCAATCAGCAAACCATCCGCTGTTATCTCCTGCGTTCTTACCTGGAGAGATAGCGCCAAGTGTTGCTTGACCTAACGAGATGTTTTCTTTCTCTCTATCTACGCGAGTTGTGTAGTCTGAGTACGATTCGTTGTCACCCTTGTACTTGTTGTACATAAAAGGATTGCTAAGAAGTACATCTACACCCTCACGGCGTACCTTGCCACCGAGTTCATAGGATTCTTGACCTAATGCAAGTAAGCCTTTGACGGCTCCACGAACAGGAGTAGTTCCAATCTTAACGGTATCTTTAACAAGATTGATACCATCTACATACCACGGGTCATCATTTGAACCAGCGGTTGAAATATCATGTATTAAGCCAGGAATTCCAGTAAAGTCAACTACTGACTTCGCCATCTTTCCTATTGAATCATACCAAGCCATCAGCCCTGCACTCTGCTTCGCATGTAACGGTAAAAGTTACGAGTAGCATTTGTAGCATTTGGAGACTCTGCAATGCGGGCATATACAGGAAGATATGCAGTTAACTTAGCAATATCCTCATTGTTCTGCGCACTAAGCATTGAAGGTGCAGCCATTACTTCTTCGCCAGCGTTTGGTCCCATGGCAGCACCAGTATCTACACCTTCTTCTGGGTAAATAGTGGGCGCATCAATCGGAACAATCCCTGAATCAGCAGCACCACGCATAGTGGAACCTGCTGCCTTGAGATTAACGCCTGACTTGTTCATCTTTGCCGCTGTTTGAAGTTCGTAGAAATCGCCGCCGTTATCCATATTAGGTGTGTACTGTGCAGGTTGACCTGCGCTACCAGCACCGCCTGTTGCGGATACTCCGAAGTTATTTTCTGCTGCTATTGCCATTTCTATTTCCCTTCGCTATAAGAGCGACTAATTAAAATTTGGTGAGCAGTTTAGTATCTTGCCCAGGATAGTTCCTGCCACTTATTTAGAGTCGCTGTACATTGGCGACTTAGTTCACTACTTGTTCTTAGAACCTCTAGTTCCTCCAGGTTGCTTAGCAAACGCTGTTGAACCCTTTGCTGCTGACATTGCGCGTGGCACACCATCCTTACGGGCTGGTTGCTGGTACGCCTTGCCTGCTGTACCTTGATTAGCGGATTTCTTCATTTTCTTCATATTTCTTTCACCTCCTTAGGCTGGTGTACGGCGGATTAGTGAAGCCTGTAAATTAGGCTCACCTCTTTGTGTTAATCCTGCGAGTAATGATTGAACATCTGGTCTACCACCTGGAGCAATCTGTCCTGGTGCTACGCCAACCATGCGACCAGTAGCACTTAAGCCTTCTGGTAGTCCACCTCCTGCACCTGGTTGCCCTGGCATGCCCATTTCTGGACCCATCTGCTCAGGCATCGCTGGTGCTGGTTGCTCAACTGGAGCAAACGCCTCTGAAACTGCAACTTCGATTGAAGTTCCCTTTTGGCGTGCGTTAATAACTGATGAAAGTTTGTACAAAATGTCAGAAGGGTCTTGACCTTGGGATGCAAGTGCAGGAATTGCCTGTGCGTATGATGCAATCGCTTGCTTCATAGCATCGCGCAGTTCCTCTGTGTCAACCTTTTCTTCTTCTTGTGATGCGTTAAACGAAAATGGCATCTGACGGCGTAGGAAGTCGCGTGAAATCAACTTATCACCGCGTGCTTGTAGTCCAAAGACCAATGCGCGGTTAGGGTCAAGCCCTGCCATCAAACCATATTGAACATCTACGGTGTAATCGCCAGCAATATCCTTGGCTGGGTTGTACTTAATCGCATAAGGTACGCCATTACGGTTACCCTTGATGTCTTTAATCTCTCCACCGAATACTTTTTCGTCAACTTCTAGGGCTAAGCCCATCAAGTCAACAAATACGCGGGCAAACATTGCATGTGCTGTCTTGACCTGGGTATCAAATCCACCCATAAGAGCCTGCACACCACGACCTGTAACGATTGAAGCATCAATGTTACCTGTTCGTGACTCTGGATAACGGCTGCCTAAGCGCAGTTCTCCTTCAAGCACTTGCTGTTGCGCAAAAGCACCTTGCGGTATCTCCAACGGGATTCGGCGAATTTCGGAAGGGCGTTCAGAACGAATAATTGCATCTGGTCCAAGGGCTAACTCCTGGTCGTTTCTTCCCATTGCGATGGGGGCTTGTACTGATTTGGTTGCTGCTTCAAGTGAAAGAAGCGCATATCGTGCTTTTGCAACTTGAATTGCAAGCACATCATCAAACTGCCCACGGCTTTCGCCATCAAGTGAAGGGCGTTCTACAACACGGATAAGACATTTGCCGATTGGATTCTTGCTACGAGCAAGGATTAAATCATGGCGGTTAGGTAGGAATAAAACATCCTGGTCTTTATCGTGGTAACGAACAATCTCAGACATGGTTGAAGGATTGTCTCTGTCATAAATAAGATGAGCCAACTCTGGATACTCAGCCATTAACTCTGCTGTTGGCTTCTGCATGCGCTGGAAGAACATAAGCACACGACCAAAGCGGTCCATTACTGGGTAGCAACCTGTTGAATCAAAGAAGTTGATGCGAGGCATCTTTACTTCATAATCAATTTCAATCTGTGCTGGAACAAAACCATAAGTTACATATCTGTCAGCAGCGCTAAACATCTGTGTCTGCAAGTCTGAGAAGTCAACGATAGCGTTAACAATTTCTTCACGCTTATCTGCCTTCTTGCGAGCAGTCTCTGACACCATAGATGGTGAGTTACAGTTAAATGCTGGAAGTGGAGCGATTACTTCGGAGGTATCACGGGCTGCAATATCCACCATGTTTGCCACGATTGGGTCCGAGAAAGGACCGTCTGGGAACAAGTCTGGGTAAACATCGCGCATTAAACCCTTGCGAACAAGTAGGACCTTCTGCATGCGAGCATCGCGCTCGGCGTAAATACGGCGGTAGCGGTCATAGTTCTCTTTAATATCTTCGATAGAGTAAGCCACATCCACCTCCTTTTCTATGCGTACATATCCTCTAGTTCATCCAGATTTATGTAAGTCTGTTGTTGACGGTCATACTTCGTTTGAAATATGCTGTAGTTGCCGTGCCTTCGTGAGTACGACTGTGTTGATGTAATTCTGTCTCGGCATGCTAGTTCAACGAACCAGAACGCCATTACGCAGTCAGTCTTTTGTGACTTAGGCGCATCTGGGTACCAGGTAATCAACTGCTCAATCAGAGCCTTTAAACCTTCTGACTGATGCGTTGATGGAAATTCAATAAGGGCATTGCCTTCTTCATAATCATGAAACAAGGTAGTAAGCGATGCAACACCAAAGTCTGCATCCCATTTATTGTTTCCTGTATGATGTTCTTTAAGTGTTGCACCCTTACTTGTGAGGTATTCCCGAACCTCTCGGTCCTGAGTTAACATGGTTTGAAAAGCATTTTTTTCAACTCGCCACTCAGAAACTCGGTACTTGTCTGTCCAGTCCTTAATTAAGGAACGAATACCATCAGGCTTCATGCCTGGTTGGTTGGACACATCCAAGATATATCGCTTCTGTGTAGAGATGTCTAAGCCGATACATACGGCTGCAGTAAACCCAGAACCTGCAGGGTCAAGACCAGCCATAACAATCAAGCCATCCATACCGTTAGTTCTGTTACCAGCCTTACCTTTAGGGATAAGTCCGATATTTCGAGCGCCATTGATGACACCCTTTACTGCAGCGCCAGGGAAGGCAGAGTCCTCATGGACTTGCTGCTGCTGATAAACCATTGCCCAAAGATTGGGCGACATACGACCACGCTTTTTTGCAAGAGCAGGTCCAGTCCATTTGTCGTACAAACCATCTTCATCTGGGATACCTTTGCCACTGACAGGTGGCATATTGGTCTTAGCCCAGAGGGTTACCCAATCAGTAGGGTCCTCCGCAAATTCTAATACTGCGGGTTGTGCAAAGTATGTCCAGGGGGAAGTCTCGTCTGGGTAACGCATTGGGTCACGCAATTCAGAGTACAAGTCCTTTGGGCGAAGGCGAGTGCCTACGACAAGTAACTTACCGCCGTCTTGGTCAATACGGGACATAACCTCAGACTGAATCCAGTCAATTTGCTTTTCATACTCATGGGCGTTGGTATGGTCAACACAGTCATCCATGATGATTAAGTCAGCACGGGCACCGTAGATATGACCACGAACACCGATAGCCTGAACGGTTGGGTCCTTTTCGCCTGAGTCTCTTGCCTCGGAGGACAAGTAAATTAAGTCCTGCTTCCACGAATCCGAATTCTTTTCAAAGCCCCCAGGTGGACCAAATGCCAGGTGGAGGTCTTGGTACTTAGGATGAGTTAAACGGTTCTTGATGGAAAGCAGGAACTTTTGCGCCATAGCCTGTGTCTTAGACACAATGATGATTCTTATGTTTGGGTTACGGCAAATCTCGTAGAGGGCATAGTTGACCGTGATGGTCGTGGACTTAGCATGCTCTGGTGGGGTATTAACAATCAGTAGGTCTGGGTCCCCAGGCTCAAATATGATGGAAGGATGCACATCAACGGGAGGTCGGGATTCCAATAAGTCAATCCAATGTCGTTGATGTGGATAGACCTCGGAGCCTAGATACTTGCTAGAAAACTCCGCAAAAGGAGGCACTTCCTCACGGGGTGTATTGATGTCCCCACGGGCGGTCATGGACCGTACCTTGTCTACTCCTAGTGCAAAGGAGGGGTCTGTCTTACGGTAGTATTCGTAGGTCTTTACACTTCGACCCACGGCATCCATCGCTTTTTGTACAGAGTACCCCTGCATAAGAAAATCTATAACTTGCTTCTTAATGGCATCCGACTTATGGGATGCGGCAGTCGTTCTTTTTCTTTCCATAGGCATGTAGCAGAAACGCGACCTTTTAGGAGCGTTTCGCCAAACTCTCTTTCCTAACCGTAGGCTGTAGCCCTAAGGCGGAAGCCGTAGGTTAGGGCGTTTATTAGGGTACCAGCCTTAGGGCTGGTTGCTAGTAAGTAGAGGGGCTGCATTATTTACGCCCCTCACTATACTATAGGTGTCCAGAGACACTTTATTGGACACTTTTTTAGCAAGTATTTTTAAAATCTTTTTGCCAAAGGTAAAAGCCCTGCTCAGCGCCCCATAACGAGGACTATCAAAGTTATGTGGGTACATACACATATACACATATACACCGCATTTAACAACCCTGGGGTCGGACAGACCCTGCAATCACTCATCTACTTACAAGAACAAGGCAAGCCCGATGCAATGCGATGCGAGAACTAGCATTTGGAGCGGGCTATCACTCACAAGGCGGTTAACT